CCTAAGGGGCCCCCTGAGGGTCTACAAAGACCCTCGATCTGCTGTCAGCAGGTCACTATTTGAAAGGACAACTATGGAAGGGTTACCTCGTACGAAAAGTTGGCCGCAACGCACCTGGAATTTGCCAAAAGCAAAAACCAATTGGCGCTTCGCGGCTAACCAAGCGTGGTCTCCTCTAGTCGAAACAACACCCGTTGGAGTTGAAGGGAGCGGTTCGCTCTCTGACTACAATAATGGGCCGTTGCTAAGGGCTTATGAAGCTGTTAGGGCCGGTAATGTACTTGGCTCTGAAGCTTTAAAGCCTTTACTAGGGGATGTTGGTGGTGGGTTCACTCTGCAACAGCAGGTGGGCTCATACAATCTGAAGCAGATTCAGTATACTACGAGTAGTAGTAACTTTCCTCAGTTTCAGATGTCGGGCTCTGTATACCCGTCAGCTTCTAGCTGGTTGAGTATATATCCTAGCACCATCACACCATTGGATGCAGCAGCAATGAATTCGTATGGAACGAAAGCAATTTCGCGTTCCGCTCCGAATAATCCTCTTGCTGATGCCGCCGTATTCCTTGGGGAACTGAGAGAAATCCCTCAGATCCCAGGTCGCGCCCTAAGTAGGGACGGCCTAAAAGGAGTTGGCGGGGAATACCTGAACGTTGAGTTCGGGATCAATCCCATCCTACGAGATGCAGAATCTTTTAGAAAAGCGAACGCTAACGCGCAAGCCTATTTAGAGAGACTGCAGGCATCCTCCGGCAAAATAAACCGGAGGAAGCTAACCTTAGTAGATGAAACTACCGTAACGGCGGAGCGTCTGTCAGCTTCTTTAGACAGTGCTTTTCCGTTTGGTAGCAACCCCTACGCCCGGTTCCCGCTTGACCGTACACTGACCACACACTCTCGTGTGTGGTTTAGTGGTGCTTTTACGCACTACTATTCTTTGACCCCTAATGAAAGCGCTTTCTTGCGCTCAGTTAGGGAGGCAAAGGATGTGTATGGCATCGATTTGTCACTCGATGTAGCGTGGAACCTATTGCCATATAGTTGGCTGTCAGATTGGAAATTCAACATCGGCGATATCGCCGCCAATCTGACACGCTTCTCCCAGGATGGTTTAGTCATGAAATATGGCTATATCATGTGTCATACTGTAAAAACGTATGAATACACATATGGTCCATCCAGCTGGATCCTCAAAACTGAGGTTAAGCAACGGAAGAAAGCTAGTCCTTTCGGATTCGGAGTGGTCCCAACGAACCTGACAGATCGTCAGTGGTCCATTCTTGCTGCCCTCGGGCAGCAAAAATTCTGGAGGTAATTCTAGGTTTGGAAACCTAGATTCCAGAAGAAGGATTCACCCCAATGGTGGATCCTGTATCGCCGTGAGGCGACACGACTGTAGCACTTTGCTACAGCCAACAGGAAATGAGTTCGTCATGTTGACGGAACCACAGAGCGTCACGACTGACGCAGCACATTCACTCCCACGCGTGGGAATGGATACTCACAGTGGAGAGTTTAAGAACTCGGCCGATGGGTATGACTTTGTCATTACCCACGACTACAGTTCTGCTCGCCAACGCCATGTTGTTTGGCTGGAACAGGTTAAGATCGTAACAGATCCCCTGTTCTCGACACAGAATAAGCAAGTTGTGGCTCGCGCCACGCTTACTGTGTCTGCTCCCGCTTCGGGAGCTTTTACAGCCACTCAACTTAAGGAGTTGGCCAAGGGCCTTTTGGGCAACTTGACCGCTTCGAGTGATGCAAACCTCATCAAGGTTATTGGTGGGGAAAGCTGAGTGCCATAGCATCCGTAAGGATGCTAATCTGGGTTCTATAACTTGACAGGGACTCGCCTACCAACTAGAAAGTTGGAAGCGATGAAAAGCCTCGAAAGGCTTATCTCCTGCATGGTTACTGAACTCGGTGACCATGTCGCTATGAGTGATGCCCAGTTTCGTGACACGATTGTGTGTTACGACAAACGAGCTGAACTCGTCATCAACAATAGAGAAGAGGGTCCCTTTTGGGAACTCCTCTTCCACTACAGTGATGCCCGTAAGTCCCTCCTTGAAGAAAGGTGGGGTGCGGGAGCGACCCTATAAAGTGACAGCAGAGCGTGATATCGATTATATGATATCACGATTTCGTAAAGAAGGTTACGCTTTTCTAGGCGTAACGCTCGCGAAATTCGGCAAGGACTTTGAACAAGCTCTTGTCGGAAATCCGAAGCGGGACAAGCTCTTCCTGGGTTTTCATACCAGGAAGGGCCAGTGTCTCCCGACATTTCTGTCGGGTTTCACTTCCCGAATCTTTACGAAGGATGGGACTGTCCGAGAGGATGCCTGCCAGCTCTCAATTTATGCTGTTCGTCAGATTACTCTGATGTGGAGCAAATGCGAGTTCCCCATGACGCAAGCCATGGTGGATCTGGTGTAAGTAGGTATCTCTCTACGGAGCAGGAGTTGCGCGAG